TATGATTGATATGCTATGCACACTCAGTGGTACACTTGGTTGGTTATACGTATCAATTGTATGGAAAGATCGAGCATTGATTATTATGAATACAGTTATTTTTATTATTATGGCACAAGGAGTACTTAGAGCACTCGGATCATGAACATTTTTTACTTAGACGAAAATCCTAAAGTATGTGCACAATATCATTTGGACAAACATGTTGTCAAGATGATTGTCGAATATGCACAACTTATGTCTACTGCTCATAGAGTATTGGACGGTGAGGAATACTATGATTTGTCAAAGAATGGTAGACGAGTAAAACGATATCGTTTGAATGACAAATATATGGATCGAGTCATTTACAAAGCATGTCACATTAATCATCCAAGTACAATTTGGACGAGAAGCTCTAGTGAAAACTATAAGTGGCTATTCAAGCTATGGAATGAATTGTGCAAAGAATACACTTATAGATATAAGAAACAACATTCTACTTTTCTAAAATTAGGTGTAGATCTTGTGAAACTTCCTAAGAATATTGAGAAGGGTGATTTCTATCCACCTACACAAGCGATGCCTGATTATTGCAAAGATGAGAGTGCACTTACTGCATATCGTAAGTACTATATTAATGAAAAAATGTATATGGCAAAATACACAGGAAGGGAGTTACCTGAATGGTTGAAGATAACAAATTTGTAATCGTAACTGGTGGGAAAGGATTCATCGGTAGTCACTTAGTTGAAAGGCTATTAGATGAAGGTTATTTCGTCAAAGTTATCGATGATGAGAGAATTGGTAAATATGAGATTAATCACCCCGATGTCTTATATGTAAAAGAAGACGTAGCTAACTACGTTGCAGTTGAAAGCGATAAGAGAGCACATGCAATATTTCATTTAGCAAATAGTCCAAGAGTAAGAAGATCTTATGACTATCCTGTTGATACATTGAGAAATAATTTAGATACAACTCTTAGCGTTGTACAAATGGCATTAGATATAAATTGTCCATTATACTTCTCTACTTCATCATCAACTAAATATGCTGAATCAACAAATCCTTATACACTATCAAAGAAAATGTGTGAAGATATTATACTTATGTTTAGGCATAAATATAATGTCGAATCAACGATGATGTATTATTATAATGTGTTTGGTCCAGGTGAAGCAGACTATGGTCCATATAGTACAGTTATTCGTAGATTCAAGCAAAAGATTCAAGCAGGAGAACCAATGGCCATTTTTGGTGACGGTTCAAAGAAAAGAGCTTTTACACATGTATTAGATGTTGTTGAAGGAATGATGGAAATGATGAAGATGCCATTTGTTCCTGATGAGGTGCATTTAGGTAATGCTAAGAATGTCAGCATATTAGATATTGCAAAGGCATTCGATCATCCTTATGTGTTTGAAGATAATATGCCTGGAGAAGCACAAGAAACTTTCTGTGAGAATCCAATTATTGATTGTAAATTTGATGTTGAGGAGTATATACGACAATGGGTAAAGGATCGAAACAAAGACCTTTAGGAGTTCCAAAGAAGAAATTCGATGAAAATTGGGATAAAATATTTAAGAGGAAGAATGAAAAAAATTAACGATTTTTGGCTTCCTGAGAATGACAGATATTGTCATCCTGTCACATATGAAAGAAGACGACAGTTATATGAATCACAAACTGGTTGGATTAAAAAACATATAAGATATAAAGATCTGTATGTTGATATTGGTGCAAACTTTGGGCACACTGCTATTCCTTTTGCGGATGTTTTTAAAAAGATAGTATGTTTTGAAATAACTCCAACAAATTATGAGTGTTTAGCAAAAAACACAGAACCATATCCAAATATTCAATGCTTAAATGTAGGATTGAGTAATGTAGCAGGACAAGTGGATATAATGGAATATCCTACAGCAGGTTCTGTTAACACAATTATTGACACAAGATTAGCAAGAAGTGAAAGAGGACACGTTGTAAAGAGAAACGTTGTTCCTTTAGATTACATACTACCATACGAAGTTGCAGGATTTGTAAAAATCGATGTAGAAGGACATGAAGTTCAAGTTATTGAAGGAGCTCAAGAGCTTTTATCAAGATCAAGAGGATTAGTTTACATCGAATCGGTTGATACAAAAGAAAAGGTCAAAGAACTGATGCATGAATTAGGTTGGAAATTTATGTTTAGACACGGATTCCATGATTTAGTATTCAAGAAAAGAGGTTAACTCTTATAAATGTCTTGAATGTAGTCTTCGAATTGTTCTACTTTATCTAATCTATTTGGCCAGTATATGTAATTTTTCTCAGGATTTTTCTTGAGATTTGTGAGAAGAGGTTGTACAGCATTGAATAATTTATCTAATTTATCTTGTGTACTCGCAACAGTAGCAGATACAGTTTCCACTTCTGCTGAAGCTTTCTGTACTACTTCTAATTCCTCTTCTGTTACAGCTGTAAAGCCAAAGTCAAATATATCACTCATAGCTATATTTATGCAAGTTATTGATTTCATTGGCAAAAGAAAATCTCTAACAAAATCATACACTTATGCAAGTTATTGATTTCATTGGAGATATAGTTGCTAAAAAACATGTACAACAATGTTATTTTATAGGAGAATAACCATATAACAACAAGGAGTATATATTATGCAACAAATATTTGAACACAATCAAAAAATCTTAGAAAATCCACCAACGCTTAAATCAACTCAAAAGTATTCTCTTATGAATACTATCGATAAAACTTACTTTTCGATTTATTCTTTAAAATTTTTGAAAAAACACTTTGACGAAAATCCTTTACATTTGTCAACACACATCATTCAAATCGCTGTAACAAATGTTGGAAATACCGACGAATAGGAGAAATTTATGATAAACTTATGTGCTGAAGTAATTGACGCAGTTGAAAACAAACGTATTCCAAAAGATGCTTTATTAGTTGCTCTTTTGAGAATAGTTGGTAACGCAGATCTTAGAACAATATTAGAATCTCATGATTGGATTTATGCTCTTGAACGAGGTGATGAACTTCCTGAGTATAAAGAAAAAGCATTCAGTGTTGATGATCTACAATGGAACAACGATATGGAGGACAATGAAGATGACTGATGATGAGTATGCACAACAACTTGATTTTTTTAATCAGCAACAGTCATATCGACAAACTCTTATTGAAGAAGATGATAAGAAAGAAATGGATTCACAGTTTCGTAAAGCTGTAGAACAAGCAAGAACTAATTTTGGAGATACACTTACTTTGGATACACTCGTAGATATTGTTTTAAAAAGAGAAAAGAATACTATGAAATTGTATGATCTTTGGACTGAACTTGAAAGAGAAGTAGAAGATCGAAGTAGACCGAACTTGAGTGCGTGGTAATGAATATATTTTTTGAAGGTAGATGGCCACAACAAGAAAGATTCGAACAATACGTAAATGATGTATTGAATCATTTCTTTAAAGGCAAATTAAAACGAGAAGTTGATATACATCTTAAACTTGTAAGGAAACAGAGTGACTTAGGTTATTGTGTTGGTGATCGTAATGAAGTAACGATCGAGATGTGTAGAAGTCATGATAATCATGGTGGACTCATTCCAATCAATGATCTTGCAAAAACTCTTGCACATGAATTGGTTCATGCTAAACAATTTATACGAGGTGAGATCAATGACAGAAACTATATCTATGGAAAGAAGGATTATAAGCATGCATCTTATCGTCAACAACCTTGGGAACATGAGGCATATATGCTCGAAGATTTCTTACACAATCTTTACTGGATAAATAGAAAGTACTTAGACTTAACGTATGAGGTATTTCAATAATGGCAAGAAGGAAAACTAAAACAAGAGCAAAGAGACGAACAGGATTAGCTGCAGTTCCTCTTGATAGTTTTGAAAAATGTAGATATCACTTCTTTGAAGAGATCGATTCAAAAGATAAAACTAAAATCATCAAAGATTATATTAAGAAAAGCTATAAAAAGAAAGAAGTGCAAACTCTCTTTTCTTTGAGTGATGATTATTTTAGAGCAAGTGATGTTGCTGCTACAATCTTTTGGTTGAATACTGGTTTGGAAACAAATGAAAGGTTCGAAGAGGCACTCAATTATATTCGTAATGAATATATTCCGAAGAAGTTACAGAGCGCTAACTATGAATCTCAAATCAATCATACTCCAGCCAAAAAAGAAACTGCAGATAGAGAAGTTATCTCTGTAGCAGAAAGGCTTGCACAGAAAGTCAATGATACTGTACTTATTGAGATCGATAAGTTGTATGATGCATGGATAAAAGGCGAAGATTATGATATAGATCTTTATAACATATTCTTAGTAAATGGTTTGAAAGGACAAGCTACAAAGCAAGTCAAAGATTGGATTACTCAAGACTATGAGCAATACAAAGCTGCTCTCGATAAAACAGACGAGTTTATGGTAGAATCATATTCACACGTACCAACAAAAGAGAAAAAGAAAAGAATTAAGATTTTTGAAACAATGCTACAAGACTTAGAAAGAATTAAGCATACATCGATTATGCAAAGAAAAGTTAGAAAGCAAACTGTCAAATCTGCAGACAAACAAGTTTCAAAAATGAAATACAAAAATGCAGATAGTGATTTCAAATTGCAATCGATTAATCCTATTTTGATTGTTGGATCGCATAGATTATATGCATTCAATACGAAGTATAAACGATTGACAATATTGAAAAGTGAGGTAGGTTTTGAAGTGAGTGGTTCAACCATAAAAAACTTTGATCCTACGTCAATCGAGGTAACACTACGAAAACCTGAAGAGATACTTCCAATCATTTTAGGAAGAGCAGATAAAACTATCGATCAAACCATTGATGCTTTGTCTACGAAAAAACGTGAAGCTAATGGAAGAATAAATAACGATACTATATTATTGAGGGCTACATAATGGTAAATTCACCTTTTATGACAAAAAAGAAGTTTAGTGAGATGGTTGAAAAAGAAGTAAGATACAGACGAATGACTTATATGGATGCAATCATTTTTGTCTGTGAAGAGAACAAGATCGAAGTGGAAGATGCTCGTAAATATGTCACACCGATTATTAAATCTAAATTAGAAACTGAGGCAATGGACCTCAATTTTATTCCTAAAAAGAACACACTATTTTGAGCGACGCATTATTTACAATATCAAACGTAATTGATGAAAATGCTATAGAAGATCTAAGGCATTTCAAAACTACTGTTGGTTCGCATGATGCAAAGGTTACAAAAGGTGATGGAGGTATATATAAAGATCTGAGAGATGCAAAGGTAAAGGAAGTCAGTCATTTAGATTTCCCAGATGTGTGTGAGAATATACTTGATATTGTACCTATACACAGACCTAATCTCTTCAAAGATCATCATTACATTGGAGAATTTAATTATCTAATGTATGAGGTAGGTGGTCACTTTATAAAACATAGAGATTACCTCAATAAGAATAATGGAGATCCTTTTAGTAATAGGATATTCAGTACGATCACTCTTCTCGATAAATCAGATGATTTAGAAGGAGGTGATTTATTGGTTTGGTCACGTGAAGATGATCAACCATGGAAAGCAGAATTGGAAATTGGTGAAACAATAATATTTCATGCAATGAAGTTTCATCAAGTAACTCCAATAATTCGTGGTACAAGAGAAGTTCTCGTAGCATGGATTTACTTGAAAAGATAGATGTACATCTATATTATATTATGATACAATGGTTAAACATTATGAATAAAGTGGATAATTCAGTTAATACAAAAATATACAGGAGAAAATATGTCGTTTGAAAATTTAAAGACAAATAATGACCAAATCCAGAAGTTGCTTAATGCAGCACAAGAAGCTGGAGGAGGTACGGCAGAAAAGAAAGATTACAATGATGATCGTTTTTGGAAGCCAACAGTAGATAAAGCAGGCAATGGATATGCAGCTTTAAGATTCTTACCAGCACCAGAAGGTAATGAGTTACCATGGGTTAGATACTGGGATCATGGATTTAAAGGTCCTACTGGTATGTGGTATATCGAGAAATCTCTCACTTCAATAGGTCAACAAGATCCAGTTTCAGAGATGAATACAAAACTTTGGAATAGTGGTCGAGAAGAAGACAAGCAGATTGTTAGAGAACGTAAACGTAGATTGCACTATGTGTCAAACGTTTATGTTGTTTCTGATCCTTCTGCTCCACAAAATGAAGGTAAAGTTTTTCTTTATACATTTGGGAAAAAGATCTTTGACAAAATTATGGACATCATGCAACCACAATTTCCTGGTGAACAACCAGTAAATCCATTTGATTTTTGGGGTGGTGCTGATTTTCAATTAAAGATTCGTCAAGTTGAAGGTTATCGTAACTATGATAAATCAGAGTTTAGATCACCTGAGCCTTTCAAAGGTGGTGATGATGAACAACTAAAAGGTGTGTACAATACATTGTACGATCTTAAAGAGTTCACTGATCCTAAAAATTATAAGACTTACGAAGAATTAAAAGTCAAACTAGCAAATGTTCTTGGTGAAGCAATGCCAAGGACTACTCAACAAACAGTTGCACTTGATGAGACAGCTCCTGCTCCTCAACCAAAAGCAGTTGAATCTGTGGATAATGACGACGAAGATACAATGAGCTACTTTGCTAGATTAGCAGCCGAGGACTAATGTCAGCTAAAAAAGGTCATACGCAAATTATAGTGTATATGCCTGATGATGTTTTAGATCAGCTCAACGCTATATGTGATTACAAAGGTAGTAATCGCTCAGCATTAATCAACACAATCATGGGAGACTATGCATTTAATGAGTTGAAAAAGATAGATGAATCAAAGAAATTCACTACGATGCTTAGAAATATAGCGATAAAGAATGGTCTAACGGCCGCAAGGAGCAAGCCAAAGATTTCACTAGAACCAAAAAGGAATGAGGTACAAAGACAACCTAGACAAAAACAGGTGAATGAACCTCCAACACTTCCAGATTGGCGAGACCAGTGGGATTAATAATTATTGGGAGGCTTCGGCCTCCCTTTTTTTTATTCAGTTAAACCTTGTAATGCAGCAAAATTACCAGAATATAATGCAGCTGCAAATCCTAATTGACCAGTAAATCTATCAACTGGTGAAGGGTTTTGACCACTAAATACAGTTGTGCTTTGACTGTTATCAGTGGTTTGATTAAATACCGATGGCAACTGTTGATTTTGTGCATTTACCTCTTGTATTCTGTCTTGTAAATCTCTAAAGGGTCTCACTACAGGAGCAACTCTTTGATAATTACGATCTAATATTGGAGAATCCATTGGTGGTCTTTGTAGTACCTGAGGAATACTCTCTGGAATACCATCTGGATATAATTCTTGTAGACCAGCTATCATACCAGCATATAAGCGGTCTGGCATAGGTTCATTATTTTCACCTTCCGGAAGATTGGATAGTATTTGGGTTGCACCAATGTCAGACAGAAATCTTCTAGCTTCTCCATACGTCATATTATCATCTTTAGAAAATACTGAAAGCCTTGCTCCTACTCTTGAAGGCAAATCTCGGCCGACTGATCTTTCCATTGCATCTAATACTGATATACGTCCATCTTCCTCATCACCAAAGCCTAGAAATTTTTTAATCTTGTCCATAGTTTCTTTAAAGTCTCTTACTGCTTCTCGAAACTCGTCCATAGTTTGACGTATTCTTTCTCTATCCTCTTCTGGTATTATTCTTTCATATAGATCTTCTGCTTGTTTTTTTATTCTACCTAATAAGCTATTCTCGCCTTCATAAAATATTGCTGCTAATTTTTCTCCGATTGATTTATCTGGATCTCTTAATATTTCCATTAGATCTCCAGCAGCTAACATCTCAGTAAGAGTACCAATTGCACCGATAAGTATAAGAAATGGATTTCCTGTTAAAGCTCCAATCGCCATTGCTGCAGGTCCACCTAAAGCACCAAATAATAAAGGAAGTGCTGCTCCTAAAAGTCCTGTTTTAAGTGCATCTTTTAAGAACCCAAATGTACCAGAAACAGCTGTCTTAACACCATCAAGACCTTTACGAAGAGCACTCGTGTTTTTATTGTTATTTTCTATTTGCTTTTCAGTATTCTCTTGAGCCTGAAATCCCTGCTGTACAGCTCTCTGTTTATCTTGTGTAGCTTGTCCATTTATCTTTGCTGCAATTTCTTTAACGGCCATTCCAGTAACATGCAACGAAGCATGAATTTCTTTTAAAATACCTATTTGAACTTTCATAGAGTTCGTACCAGTATTCCGATCTAACTGACCCTCTGCTTTTAATCTGTCTACTACGTCTTTTAATTTTGCCATTACTTCCTCATACTCGCTTGTCGTTGTTTAGCCTTATTATTTTCTTCCTCTATATACTCAGACAACATTCCTATGTACAACTCTCTTTCCCAAGGTATCATGTTTTCTAATTCAGTCAAACTATACTTATGATGTTGCATCAATTGAAAGTTTGTCTTAAAATAGTTTACAAGACTATCATGCGAAAGAGCTAGGTAAAAAAACTTTGGATTCCCTCCACAGTTATTTTATTTTCTTTCTCACATTTTATACATTTAAA